CGGATGCGCTCGGCTTCGGCTGTGGCGGCGTCTTGCGCCTGGCCCGCCTCTGTCGCTAAGGAGCGGCCTTGAGCCTCTGCCGCATCTGCTGCTGCCGCCGCCGCCTGCTGCTGTCCGTCCACGGTCACGGCTGTGCCTACAACCAACGACGCAAGCGCTGCATATTCAAGACCAGTACACATCATGCACCTCCAAAATCAAAGACAACTCCGAGACGCCGAGCCCCTGCGCGCTCGTACAGCACAGCAGTGCGCTCTGTTTGCAGCCCGGTCGTCACGCCAGCCGTTGCGCGCTTGAATCCGTTGGCGGCCACCCAGTCCCGGTAGGCCTTGATGAGCTGCAATCCGACGACGGCGCCGCGCGCATCCTGGTCAACGTATAGAGCAAGCTCGAAAGCAACGAGGCAGTCGCACGCCCAATGCTCAGATGCAGCCGCGACGATGACGCCATTCAAACCATCGCGATCAGCCACAGCGACGAATCCTCGCGGGCTGTCGATCAAGTTGGCCAGCAGCGCGGCAACCTTCTGCCCGCTATACCCCATGCCAGCCCACTCCGGCGATTCAGCCGCCATGCGGGCGCCCAGTTCGACCAAGGCCGGGATGTCTGCTGGCGTCGCTTTGCGGATCATGGTTACCCTTCGTTGACGCTGACCTTGCGCACGACCGCCAGCACGTTGCAAGGCAGCGGGTCGTCGTGCACGATCTCGATAGCGCCCCCGCTGATCTCCCAGCCGTAGGACTGCACCTCTTTGATGCCGGTGAAAGGCTCGATCGGTGTGTCGAGCACGTCCTCGCCGAACTGGCGAAAGGCCACCTTCTGCCCGTCGATGGTCAGCCCGATTGTGTCCAGCACCTCGACGAACACCTGATTGACGCTCACCGCCGAGCCCTTGACCACGCCAGCGCCGCCAGAAACCTCGGGCGGCAGCAGCTTGACGCGCATCGTCAGAGGCAGCCCGATCTCGACAGAGGACGCCGTGCGCGCCAGGGTGATCTCGCCACCGGTCACCACCTCGGGTGGCTGCGGGATGTCGTCGGCGCGGATCGCCACTGTCTCGCCTTCGAGGTGGTCAAGGTCTGCCCACGTTGCAGTCGGGCTGCCGGCCGTGCCCTTGATCGCACAGTCGGTGTAGGTTTCAGGGTCCATCAGCTCGAGGTAGCGCACCGTCGCGCCGTCGATGGTGCGGCGAACCAGCAGCATGGTGCGGTCCTGGTCTTCATCGGGAATCGTGGCGGCAGACTCAACCACCCCACCGGCAAAGGTCTGGCGGGCCCAGCCGACGACATCCTGGTCACGGTCGTAGGTGCACGAGGCGATGCGGCCATCTGCGCGCAGGGCAAAAAGCAGCGTGCCGGGTTCTTCGTGCCAGGTCAGGCCCACCACGCCGGGGCTGGTCAGGTGGTCGCTGATCACGCTCATGTCGGGCACACCCCAAGCATCGGCCGCTTCCTGGAACGACGCAGCCCGAACGCGCTTGCCGGTGCGCTGCACGAACAGTGTTTCGGCGCCAACCTTGACCGGGCGAACCTGGGCGCATCCGCGCGTGCTGCGTGGCTTGGCGCGCACGTTCGTGGGCGTGATTGGCTTCTCGACCCCGCCGTCGAGCGTGAACTCGCCCGAGAACGACAGCGCCACAAGGGACTCCATCGAGATCATGTAAGTGATCGGGCTCACGTCGTCGCTGACCAGCTCGAAGGCAAACGCATCGGTGTCGATCGTGCCGAGTTGGAAGTTGAAGAACTCGCCCACGGCAGAACCCCAGACGGTCTGCGGGAACGAGCGCGAGCCAGCCGCCAGCAGTCGCTGTGCGTGGAAGGTGCCCGTGGCCGGGTAGCCGTCAAAGTCGTTCCAGGCGGGCGGGCTCAGGGTCCAGGCGTTGGCAGGCGCCCCCACCGTGGTGTTAAGCGCTACCGACACCGTGCCAGTGACGTCTGTGTCCGAGCTGTAAGCCGTGATCTTGACCAGGCCGGTGTTGATCTGCACGTGGCTGCCCACGTCAGAGGCACGCCAGCCAGCCGCGCTCAGGGTCAAGGTGATGGCCGCCCCCACCGGGCCCGTGGCGCTAGGTGTGCACGTGGCCTGCGGGCTCAGGGCCAGGGTCCAGGCGTTGCCCGCAATGGCCGTGCTGTCAAACGCCACCGAGATGTCAGCCGTGGCCGACGTGCCAGACGCCACCGCCGTGATGGTGGCCACGCCAGCGCCGGCCCAGATCTGCCGGCCAATGTCGGAGGCAAGGAAGACGGATGACGCAGCCCCGACCGAAACGCCAGTGCCCACGGCGGCCGACCCCAGGGTCAAGGCCACATTGAAGCGGCTGCCCACCTCGGCAAACGGGGCAGGATCGAACGGCGCCAGGTCCAGGACCCAGCGCGCATCAGCAAACCGGCGCAGGCGCCGCGGCGAGTTGTCCGGGCTCCAGATGATCAGCGTGTCGGCGCCTTGGCTGAAATCGAGCTGCGCCAGCATCGCCTCGGTGTATGGCGTGCTGATCTCGTAGGCCACACCGGGCGACGTATCCACCCGGCCGCTGACCTTGTGCACGCGCATGTACAGGTCGCCGAACTCCAGCCAGTACGCATCGGTTCGGTTGACCACGAAGCGCACCAGGCGCCCCAGCTTGTCGGCGTGCTTGGCTGCCCCACGAAACAGCCCACCCCATCGCTTGACAAACCCGCCCTGGATCTCGGGCCAGGCGTTTTCCATGATCTCGACGCCGGAGTTGTAGCGGGCCACGTCCATGCGGGCGCGCATCTTGGGGCTGATCTCGCCCGTGGTGAAGTTGTTGGCCACCGTGGTGATCTTGGGCATGTCAGAACCCCCCACCAGGCAAGCGCGAATTCATCAGCGGGTTGTCGCCGAAGTCGTCCGGCGTGCCTTCTTGGCCGTCCACCGTCTTGGCTTCGCGCACCTTGCGCTCGGCTGCAGCCATCCAGCCATCGGCCAGGGTGGCGGACTTGGTGATCGCGTAGGCCATGGCGCCGGCCATCTTGTAGGTCATGGCGGTGACCATGATGGGGTCCCACTGGTCAACGGGCAGGTTGCTGATGTAGAGCAGGTCGATGCCCGTCACGTCAGCCAGAACCGTGCGCCCCTCGATCTTGTGCTCGGCGTCGTAGCGTCCCGACTTGACTTCCCACACGCGAAGGCAGTCGTTGGGCAGCAGGAAGGATGCGCCCCAATCAAACGCAGGGGCCGCCGATTGGGGGGCCAGCTGCACGCGTTTCATCGCCGTGTTCCATGGGTGTCCACGCAAGAAGTCGCGCGACAAGTCCGGGAACAGGTTGGACGCCACCTGCGCAGACTTGGTGCCCTCGGTGAACGATGCAATGGGCGCTGCGCCCAGCATGATCAGTGCGTTTGAACAGATCGACACGTCGGTGGCCATGCTTCGCCCTTCATCAAAAAGGGGGGCCGAAGCCCCCCAAACCCCTCGATCTCACCTCGCGGTGATCAGTTGCCCAGGGCGTAGGCCGCGCGAGCGGTGAGCGTGCCCGAGGCGGTGGCGGCTGCGGTCAGCGTGGCCACGATGTCGTAATCGATGCCGGGATCTGCGGTCAGGCCCAGGATCTGCCACAGCGGCTGTTCGATCTCGCTGATGTCGAGCACACCCGACTCGTGCAGGATGTTCGAGCCGACCGTGATGGCGGTGGCGATCGACACAGCGGAGCCGAAGGCGTCAGCATCGACCACGGCGCCACCGTCTTGGGTGGTGCGGTAGACGCCGAAGTCAGCAGCCGCCGAGGTGATGGCGTCGCAGTAGACAACCAGCTCGCGCATGGAGGCATGCGAGGGCACGGTGGCCAGGATGAACTTCGACGCGATCGAGTCGCCGTTGGTCACTTCGACCGTGGCGCACTCGTCGTACAAACGACGCGGGCCCAGGGTCAGGCCGCCACGGACGGGCGGGGTGGAATCGCGGCCGGAGATCCGGGCCGACTTGACGGTCACGACAGCCATGATGGTGTCCTTTCAGTGTTCAGGTGGTGGATCAGCGCAGGAAGTCGATGGCGACCACCTTCTTCTCGTCTTGACGACCGGCGCCCAGCGACAGCCAGCCATAGGCCTCGGTGGGGTGGCCGCGCTTCTGCTTGTTCTCCGACACGTCGGTCTTGAAGTTGATGCCCATGCCGATCTCGACGCCGGACTTAGCCCAGGCCACGGTGCGGGCCTCGGCGCCACCGCCTGCGCCGTTGTCCAGCGCTTGGTAAGGCACCCAGGTGAAGCCCATCCAGTTCTCGGCGACCTTGCCCGACTGCAGCATCTGCACGGCCATGAAGTCCGACGAGGTCAGGGTGGTGTCGGCCAGGATCTGGCGGACCATCTCGTCGTTGTAGGAGATGTAGAGCTGTTCGCCGTTTTGCTCGTCGCACTCGTTTTTGCGGAACAGCGAGCGGGCGAAAATGGCCTTGGCCTTGGTGAAGGCGGTGCCACCGGCCAGCACGATCTGGCCAGCGGGCAGCGTGGTGGTGCTGAACGAGTTCTCGCCCGACTTGGTCACGACAGCGTCCAGCAGGGCGCGGTAGATGACCTTGTCCTTGAGGCGGTTCGAAGCGTCAGCCAGCAGGCCGGGGTACTTGAACGACGGATCGGCCGACAGCTTGGGCACGTCGAAGCCGTCCACCACGATGGTGGCGTCGTAGTCGGCCATGTACACCACGCGGGTGTTGTGGTCGAGCGACTGCGGCGTCTTGTCCTGGTAGCGGCCGGTTACCGCCTTCATCTCGGTGGTGCCGAGGCTGTTGATCGTGAAGGACGAGCCTTCGATCATGCCGCGATCGGCGGAGGCCTTGGCGAAACGGCAGTCGCGCTGCGCCAGAGCGTCGCGATAGCTGTCGTGGAACTGCTGCTTGAAAGCAACGGGAGGATTCGCGAGAGACATGGTTGTGCTCCTGAAAGGTTGGGCGCCGTTTCAGGGTGTCCAGTCACTTGACCGGGCCTGCTGTCGTGGCCAAGACCCGGCTACAGGTCGATCGGCTACGGGCAACACATGAGGGTGTCCAGGTGCCAACCTGGGCCTCGATGCGCTGATGTTCTCGCTGGTGCTGGTCAACTTTCCCCACCATCGAAATGACAAAGCCCGCACATGGCGGGCCTTGGTTGCTGGTGCTGATGCGGGTCAGCCGGGGTAGCGCTTCTTGTAGTGCTCGTCGAGGTGCTTGACGATCTGAGCGCGGCGGGGGTCACCGGCTGGCAGTGCATCGCGCTGACTTGTCAGCTCGGCGCGCTTGGCGTCCCAGTCGAGCGCATCGCCCGGGGTCATCTGCGTGCCCTGCGGCGTGTCCTCGGCCATCTCGGGCGCCATCGCAGCAGCCAGGCGCAGGAACATCGGGTTATTGCCCAGCGCCGCGTTGAACTCGTCGAAGTCCACGCCCAGCTTGGCCGCCAGCTTCTGGCCTGCCTTGAACGCCTCGCCCACGTTCTTCTCGAACTCGGCGGGGTCCTTCCACACTTCGCCCAGGGCCTTGGCCGCATCCTCTTCAGCCTTCTCGGCCTGCTGTTCGGGGCTCAGTTGCGCGCCTACAGCTTCGGACGCCAGGCGCCCGTATTGCTTGATGACCAGGTCAACCTGCTTTTGAGTGAAACCGGCTTTGTGAGCGTCGGCCAGGAACTCGGACAGCTTGGCGTCCTCGGCAGGGTTCCAGCCTTTGAGCGCTTCGGCGTAGTCGGCCGGCGCTTCGACCTTGTAGCCCGACACGTCAGCGGGCGGCACATCGCCGGAGCCCATGCGCTTTTCCAGGTGGCTGCGGCCTTCGTCGATCTTGCGCGCGGTGGCCTGCCAGTCAACATCGCCAGCTTCGCCCTTGACGAGGTACTTGTCGGGCGCGTTCCACTCAGCAGGCGCTGCAGGCGCGGCGCCCTTGCTCATGATGGTGGTGGGCGCTGCAGGTGCAGCAGCAGGTGCGGCTGCAGCAGCAGGCGCGGCCGGCGCTTCGGTGGGTGCTGCCGGTGCACCAGCGCCGCCAACATCAGCGGCCACGGCTTCATTCTGCAATCGGGGGGTCTTCTTGAACATCAGGCACTCCGTGTGCAATGTTGATCTGCCCCAGGATGTGGTCGAGCACCTTGCGCATGCCGCCACGCTCGTAGGTTTTGAGCACGGCGTCGATGCCGCCGGCGCTTACCTGGGGTTGGGAGAACCGCTTGACGAGGTCTTCGAGCACGGCGACGCCGTCCGCGTTGTCCTCGAAAAGTCGGCGATAGGCTTGGGGGTCGGTAATGGCTTGCTCCGTTGTCCGAGTGGGGTCAGACTCGCTGGGCCACAGAACGGACGATCTCGGCGTAGGTGGCCGCCTGACGCGCGTAGCCGATGCCCTTGAGGTGGTTGCCGTCGTACATCCAGCCGGCGGCGTTGGCGGCGGCGTATGTCTCGCCGATTTGATCCCGCCAGTCGATCAGCGGGAACGGTGATCCGATGGTCGATGCAATCCCT